AAATAGATAGAGATATAAATGCCTCCATAAATATCTATAAAAATAGGACTCTATCCCGTTCTGGTCCTTCAAAAAAAGTTGAAAAGTCTTTAGTATTATAAAGAAATATCAACTTTTCAGTAACGGACTATGCTAAAGATAAAATACCCGACTTATGGGAAGCAAAAAAACCATATATGATAATCGTATACAGATTAGATGAAGAGGGATATCTTATGGGTGAATTTTTTGAGGCACAACATATACATATGTGTGCGGTGCAATTTGCATGTGCAGACTTGCGAATTAGCAAACATAACTGGTTATATTGCTACGCAATAGACAATTCAAAAGTGCAATCTGCACTTTTGAATTGCGCACACCACATATTTTATATAAATATAAGAAAAACTTACTTAATTTTATTAAAGAATTTAATAAAAATAATAAAGGTAAAATAAAATGGGACGGTAATATTAAACATACTATTAATTTTTTTTCTCCATCCAGATAATTGTGGTGTACGTAATTTTATATAGTAATTTTTTTAATATTATGTAATATTTTATCATGTTCATCTTGTGTTAAATAATAACAACTAATATGTTTCGTATAATAGCCAATACTAATTAAATCTCTCTCTGATTTATTATCAGTCATATTAAAGTATCGCATTTTTTTAATATTAAATATTTTACAATATTTAATTATGATACGCACTATCATAAATTGTGTATAATAATTATTTTTATTATGCTCCAATTCATCGTGTAATAAATGTATAATATTAGCAATATGTGAACCTTTCATATTATTAATAATATATTTATTTAAATGTAATCTTATAATTATATTTATCTGATTTTCATCCCTATTAACCATATAACGTGATTCTTGATAATTTAAGTTTCTTTGCATTAATCTTAAATCTATTAGTTTCTTCGCGTGTGTATCATTTATGTATTTATTATAAAACATAAACAATGGCATATAACCACTTCTATATATATGATAAAAACCAATATCATCAACTATATTTCTATGTGGATATAATTGATAATAATATTTAATGGTTTTATAATTCTCAACCATATTCCCACGCGACAAAGTATGAATTATATATTTATCTTCTATGATACTTTCCGGAATATACTTATATAACAATGATATAACATAATGATTACTACAAGCAATTGCAACATATGCCATAGTATATAAATCTATAGTTGGCTCATCATCTAGATATTTACGGATAAGATGATGATGCCCTCCCGATGCCACACACGCTAATACCATATCGTGCCATATTGGAGTGTTATAATATGCTTTTTTAAAATCTTTATAACTGGTGTGTTTTTTAACATAATATCTTGGCTTGCGCGTACAATTAATGAAAACGTTTTCCATAATATAAAATTATAAGTTATTTATAATTTTATATTATCAATTTTTATTTTAACAATTCCTATGGGAATTGTTAAAATAAACAGTAATCGGGAATGTTAGAAAAGTCTTAGACTTTTCTAACCCACGATCAATTTTTATTAAAAATACTTTTTAGTGTTTTTAATGAATATTAATAATATTTATTACTGATCAATTTTTATTTATATTATAATCGTTTTACAATAAGTTAATTCACCGAGTGATGTTTCAAATTTATATCCAAGATAAGGACATCTCTGATAGAAATTATAAGTATCAAGATACATTTTAATATATGGAATATATTTTATTATTTTACATATTTTTAATATGAATTTAGTAAAATAATAATAACGTAGTCTATTCCTTTTACGCATCATAATTAACTGTAATCTTTCTATTGTGCGTATGTTTAAATAAGCACGGGATTTTTGATGTAATAAAATATATTTCATAACATTAAATTTAATTAAAAAATCTTTGTTATAATGTTCACTATCATAATAAAAAAAATCATTAATATAAAAACTAAGGCTGTCTAAATTTATATTACTAACATTATCCATATAATATTTTGCTAATTGTATATTATCACTTGAAATAATATGTGATATTTTAATTTTATTTATACGAATCAATTGTTCTGGATACATATTATAATACATTTTAATGGTATCAATATCACCTCGTTTAAAGATTCTGCTAAATAATACAGTATCATTATTTAATTCAATTGGTATATATTGATATAATAATTTTATTATTTTTATATTGCCATAAATACACGCATTATATGCTATTTTTTGAAGTTGATATAATGGCGGATTATCATTAAACCATTGAATAATAATATTATTTCTTGATAATACGACACAACAACAAATAATATCTAACCAAACCATTTTATATTTTTCTTTTAATTCATCATATGTGGTGTGCGCAATTCAAAAGTGCAATCTGCACTTTTGAATTATCGCAACCATCTTTGTTTTCCGTGAATACAATTCGCACTTGCGAATTGCACGGAACACATATGTTAATATATTAAAATCGTTCTCTATTGTTTCTCTTTTATATTCGCCATATAATAAATTATCAACCCAAAAATGTTGCTTATAGTTAAAATAATACATTATTTATTATAAATTATTTATTCTTTAATCTTTTTTCACTGGCATATGAGAAAAACTACTACTACGCTGTCTACATGAACACGCCGTGTTTCTACATACACGACAAGCAACCATTGGTGGGGCAGATGGTTCGTATTCATTGTGTAAAGCAGGAGCAGAATAACTATAATATGGATTAATATAATTATTCATTGCAGGAGACGGCGTGTGTGAATTGTAGAAATTCGTTATAAGAGTTCTCATATTCTCTCTTCCGTATTTTATTATAAACTCTTTTATAAATGAACAATCATCACAAATCAATTTTCCATTTTTTTTATTGGTAGTCGAACAAAGGGCGCAACGTTTGTCGAACATTAAAATAATTAAGATATTTTTTTATTGGAATTATTTATAAACTAATAATCGAAGTAGGTTTTTTCTTATAAATAATCAATTGATTTACTTGTTTATGGAGTCTTTCAATATTTTCCTTATTATTACTAATTTCATTTTTAATATTAATATAATACATCATTTCTTTCATCCGTTGTTTCTCACTCATAAAAAGACGATGGATTGCGTAAAACCGGGACATTAATATATTTATTATAATCTAAACATTTTATTTATCAATTTTTATTTTAAAATAAAAATTGATAAATAAATTAAATAAATAATATCCATTAATATTAATGCCTAACTATGTTTACAATGAATTGACCATTCTTGGTAATAATATTGAAGCTTTTTATAATGCCAATAAACCAAAATTATGTGAGCATAAAAATGAGCGTGAGTTATCATTCAATATGCTTGTTCCTGAACCGGAGGGCTGTGATTGGTATATATGGCGCTGTAATAATTGGGGATGTAAATGGGATGCAAGTAATGTATCATATAAAATGTATAATAATAAGAAATGTGAATATGTTTTCTCAACCCCGTGGAGTTATCCCCTTGCTTGGCTTAAGACTGTATCAAAAAAATATCCTGAATTGATTTTTAATATTAAATATGAAGACGAGGGATTTAATTTTTTTGGTGTGAGTATTATAAAAAATGGTATCGAAAGAAAAGTCGAAGAATATTATTATGAAGATATTATCACATATTTAACAGTTAGTTGTGATTGTGATATGGATGATGTACTTGCTATTGCAAAAAAATACAATTATAATGATTCAAGAAAGTATGAAAAATATGATGAATTCATTAATGAACTAGATAAATACATTGAATCAAAGGATTTTAAATATGGATTTGATTCATCGTTATTTGAAGGAATTATTATTAATCTTTTGGAAGATGAAAAAACAGAAGAAAATACAGAGACTGAATCTGATAAATAAAAATTATTCGCATTTTGTTTTATAAATATTCTCAATTTCTAACATTAACCGTAAATATTCAGGCTTAGGTGTACCCACTTTCCTCATCGCATATTCTTTATCTTGGAGGAAAGTAAATAGATTATAAATTTTTTTACACTTTAATAAATTAGCCTTTAGATTATTATCTTCCAAAGGACATCCAAGTGCAAAATAAGCACTTTCATAAATATGTTTTTCTTTATTTAGTTCTTTATTGATTTTATTTAAATGGTTCTCTTTTCTATATTCTCTTTCTAGTTCCTCAAAATTTGTAATTTTATAGTTAGCCCAGAAGATTGATTGAAAATTAATTCGTTTTTGATTTTTAACATTATTTATATCATTATTTATAATATCAATATAGTTATGAATAAGATTACAATAAGACATTAATATTAATGTCTTATTATTTATACATTTATAAATCAATTTTTATTTTATGAGAACAATTCCGATAGACTCTCAGTCGGTTGTGTTTCAATTCTCTGAATAATATCAAAAATTAACCCGGACAAATCAACTGTTTTAATCTTTGGGCATTCCATCGTATTATCATTTTGGTCGATGGTATTGGTACAAATAACATATTTAATCTTGTCATTATTATTAATTCGTGTTAATGCCTCACCACTAAAGTATCCGTGAGTGACAATTACAATACAATCTTTAATATTATATTTAGATAGTTCATCAATAGTTGCACACATTGTTCCCATTGTATCTGCCATATCATCAACCAATACGACTGTTTTATCTACTAAACTTGCAGGGTCGCCAATCAATTTAGTTGATGAAATCTTATTCTTTGTTTTATAATCTCGTTGTTTATGCATAACCACATAATCCATCTTAAGAAGATTAGCCCACGCTTCTACTCGTTTAATACCACCTGCATCGGGAGAACATAGAACCAGATTTTCATCTGGTTCATTGTAATATTTCTTCAATCCTTTAATCAATTCACGAATACAATAAATATTATCACACGGGATATCGTGGAAGAATCCTTGAATTTGCCCAGAATGCAAATCAAATGTAATAACACGATTGACACCAGCTGTTTCAATCATATGTGAAATATCCGATGCACCAATCGTACCACGATGGTCTTTCTTATCACTCCTAGCATAAGGAAATGCACCATAAATAATAGTAATACTTTTAGCAGCTGAACGCTTGCACGCTCGGGCGATAAAAAGACTATTAAGAAGATTGGTATTAACATCACCTGCACCTGTTGAAATAATATAGGCATTCTTCCCACGAATACTTGTTTTTAGTTTAATATTAGTTTCCCCATTTGCAAAAATAGATTCTTCAATATCAAAAAGACTCAGTTTAAATTTTTCATCTGAACGCAAAACAATATCTTGTGCCAATATAGGATGCGCGATTGTTGGGATGATAACGATATCACTTGTTGCCATTAATATTCATGGTAATAATAATAGAGTATAAATAAATCAATTTTTATTATTTGATAGTTTTAACTATCAAATAATAAAATTAATCGTTTGAATAGATCAATTTTTATTATTCCCGGTTCCACTTATTATCGATTGCTCCGCAATATAAATATGGAATAATAAAGGTTAATAGGGAATGATAGGATTTTTCTTAGAAAAATCCTAACCCACTATCAATTTTTTAGATAAATCAATTTATTTCTTTAATTTTTATGAAAAGAGTATGGTCAGTTTATCATCCGTCTTAAATGTTCCCAATACATCTTCCATCACAAAATAATTAACACAATGTGGCTTGAAATTAGATAGTAGTTCTTTTGCTGCCATCAATGTCCCACCTGTTGCAAGAATGTCATCTACAACCAGAATTCTAGCATTTTCTTTAATAACATTTTTCTGAATTTCAAATACATCCTTACCATATTCTTTCTCGTATGATACTTTATATGTATCTCCAGGAAGTTTACCTTCTTTACGGATAGCAACAAACCCACATCCTAAATCACGTGCAATCATCGAACCAATAATAAATCCACGTGATTCCAATCCAACGATATAATCATAGGGAAATTCTGTTTTAATTTCATTATTGATCATATACACAAGAATAGATGAAATTAGTCCATCCGAAAACATACTAACAATATCGCTAAAAATAATCCCTTTCTTAGGATGATCATTATAGCGCGGAATATTGTTGTAAATAAGTTCTTTTATTCTGGTACTATCAATCAAATTATTTAATGTTTTCATAATATGATGAATTCTGTCAAACTGATTAAAACAGTGATACCAATCATCACTTGCTACATTATAAACATCCGCAATAATACTACCCAAAGTAATATCTCTACCCAGTGGTAGTTCTTTACTATTTTGAAATAGCATTGGGATAAGAGTATTATCCAGTGCGACCAATGTATCAGACACCATATGGATAATTTTATCTTTCCATCTTAGTACTACCACACATTTATCATACCAAACATTATCAACCATATCCAAATAACTTTCGATTGCCATAATCATATTGGTATTATCATTACTAGATTTAAGATAATTATCGATACGTTGGCACGCTACCTTGTAACCGTTCTTATTACCGATTGGTTGAGGTGTATCGGTAGTTGCATTCATACATTTAAGATGACACGTAATAGTACCAAAATACGACTTGAAGAATGCTTGTTTTTTAACCATAGAATTAGAAAGAAGTACGATATTAGTCATTATAGTTATAAAATTTAATTATAATAGATAAAATAATCAATTTTTATGAAAATGGCTATTATCCCCTATTTATATTGCGGAGCAATTGATAATAAGACCCCAAATAAAAATAATTAGAACTAATTATTTTTATTTAATTTTAAGGCTCTTAATAAGTGGAACCGGGAATAAGCCCTTTTCATAAATGTTAATAGGAATTCATTTGATTTGTAAACAAATCAAATGCCACTATCAATTTTTATTAAAAATAGTTAATAAAATAACAGCCACACTTATTTACTACTTTGGCAAAACAGGTGTAGTGGTAGATGAACCCACCTGTTGAGTCAGAACAGTTGTTGCTTGCTTTTCTGCGCTCTTTGTTCTCCTTGGTGCGCTTGCAAAATGAGGCTTCTTGCTAGGGGGATGCATATCAACAGATGTTGGCGTAGTAGTGGTTTGTGGAACGCTATATGTAGGCGGTTGTGCACCAAAAACAAATGCAGGTGGTGCACTAAATGGCTGTGAACTTGCTGAATTTGCTCCAAATGCTGGAGGTGCACTAGATGGTTGTGAACTCACTGATTTTGCTCCAAATGCAGGAGGTGCACTAGATGGCTGTGCTCCAAATACTGGAAATGGTGCTGTATGTGGCACAGGAGGTGCATTAAATGGTTGTGGGTGCGCTGCTTGAACGCGTGCTCTCGCAATATCTTCACACCTCTGAATAAAAGCGCGGTCCTGCATTGCTTGTGCATTCTCCTGACTCTGGCTCTCAATTTCGACTTGGCGCTTCTCAGGAAACTTGTAATCAAAAACCATTCCATTTGTAATAGAATGCTTGATGAAATCACGGAAAATTGTAATCTTATCCGTAATAGGATTCACAAGAGTTGTCTTGACTGGCTTCTTGAAAAATGGTCCCGTCTTGAACTCGGGAATAAGATGGGCAATTGCCTCCAGATGAGAATCCAGGACGTGATTAAACATTTCGGTATCATTCGCCTCAATAAGGAGGGTCTTGAGATACGTATTCTGCTTTTCCATCCTTTCGCATTCCTTGAGGACATTAGCAGCGCGAACGCCAACAGATGCCTTAGTCTTAAGAGATGTAATTCGTGTGTTAAACGAGGACATTACTATTAATGGTAACTGGTTTAAAGATATTATTTTTCAATTTTTTTAGTTGTATTGTGTCACTGCTATTCGAATACGCGCGGACCATAAGAGAGGCGCTGTATTTATTTACTTGATGATGTTTGTGTCGTTATTGACGTATTATCAAGTTTTTTATTTATACTATTAAGTGTGTTTAATAATTCAGACTGATATGTTTTGTCTTTTTGTTTTGTTTCATTGTCGCGTTTATCGAAATATGGTTTAATTAATTTAATTATAATATATAAAGCAAATAACATTAATATATATTCAATAATTGATGTTAAAAAGAACAATGTATTTAATTCATCTAAATGGAAAATCTTTGTTAAAATATAATCTAATATATTTTTCTTAAATGATGTTATAAAATTTGCAGATGCTATACCAGCAAATGTACCTATAAAAAATCCAAGTATTTTTTGTTCATAGATAAAATCAGCGAATTCTTTAATGATACCACCTATATTTAATATATCGAATGACATTATATACTAATATATATAATTTATTTAAAATATAGAATTAATATAAATATAATGAATGTTATAATGATTAATGTAAACGATGAACTAATGTCATTATTAAATAATAATTATGTTGAAGGTAAAACAGATAATTATAAATATGTTTATACTAAAGAATTTCTTGAATGGTATCTCAATATATATCCTTCCTCAGTTATGGGAATATATGATGATAATAAATTAATTGCCATGATAACGGGGCGTATAGTACCAACAGTTATAAATAATAATAAAATAAATCTTGCAGAGATTTCGTTTATGTGTGTTCATAAAGATTATCGCAATAGGAAACTATGTCCATTATTAATATCATCAATAGATAGTAAAATGCGTGAAATGGGTGCAGATGATGCTGTTTTTTCAACTCACCATAATATGGGTAAACCATTATGTGGAATGAACCACATGATTCGTGTTATAAATATTCGTAAATTAGTATCTGTCGGTTATTTACGTTGTGATACCACTATTGAAAAATTAGAGTATCATTATCGCATTGAAAATGTTAAGATTAAAAATAAGAAATTAGAAAGACTAACACACGATAATATAAATTATGCCTATGATATATATAATAAATGGTATCAAAAAATGGATATTTATACCAATTATACCTTAGATACATTCAAAAAAGTAATCTTATCTAATAATATAGTTGGATATATTTTATATGATAAAGACGTGCCAGTTGATATGATTACCTATTATATTGTTTCTAGTAATGTCACCCGTAGAAACATCTTAATGCGAGATGCATATGTATATCACTATACCAATAATAGCAATAGTATGCACCGTATGATGTCATTATTATTACAAAATGAAAAAGAAATAGATACGATTATGATTCCCACTACAATGGGATTAGAGAAAAATGATTTCGAGGATTTGAAATTTGTTCCAACAACAAGTGATTATAATTATTATCTTTTTATAAATAAAGAGATAGTAATACCAAAAAATAAAATGGGGGTGTTATTGATTTAATCATGTATGATTTAATCATG